CTCATGCTAATAGGCAATAAACTATCTATGTATGCCTTCCTTTGATTGTCTTCACTTATTTGTAAACAAGTCTTACTTGCTAATACTAATGATAATAAATCAGCCCAATCTTCTGTGAATTTAGTTACATCTTTTATATCTGCAACAAATCTAATTGGTAAGCCGTCATCGTATTCTTCGTCTGTTACTATGTAACCACCTTCTACTGAATAATTGGTACATTTTTTATCTATATCACCAATGCCCAATAATTTTAAGCAATCGTGCGGATATTCATAAGCGTTTTCATAACCAAAAATAGGGGCTGTAGCGTCCAATGACACTTTTCTTCTTAGTAACGCAAAATTAGGCATTGTATTTCTTAACAAAGCCTTCCTTGTGTTGTCATACCAAGTTGCGAATACTTTTTCTTCGCTTTTAATCGGAATTTCTATATTGTTTATTGATGCGTATTTACCTATGTAACCTAATGCCATATTGCATATATCTACTTTCGATGTTGCCATTCTAACTCCTTATTGTAATAAATGGGCAGAGCTAAATTGCCCTACCCTATTTATTATTAGCCAATAGTTGATTCTTCAATAACGATGTCTAAATCGATTGTTTTATCAGTTGTAGTTTCTTTTGTATTTATTGTTAAACACAAGTAAACTTCTGTATAAATTGAATCTGAATTTAAACTTAACAAATCACCAACAGAAGAATATCTGTTTAGAGATGTGTTTTTTGAAAGCAAATCAAGACAAGGTGTTGCTGTAGTTAAATCAACTCCATCAACCAAAATGTCTGCGTCTGCCGCTGTTAAAGCACCATCTTTCATGTAATAAAAACCAATATCGTTATCAGCTGCTGCGTCGAATGCTTCGATTCCACCAGGAGCCATAATTCTATGGATTCTTGAATTAGCTGTTAATCCTTCTGCTATAACATATACGTCGCCATCTGTTGCTTCTGAAATATCAATTGATAATTTAGATGCTACAGTTTTTAGCTTTTTACCTGTTCTATACATTGGATCGTTAGCCTTTGCGGTTCTTCCGCCATTATAATATGTTGTCATGTTATACTCCTAAGATTCTATAGTTGTTGAAACTATTTGACATTTTACACCTTCTGTTCTCATAGCACCAATCCAATAATCAATACTTACATCGTAAGAATTAACTTTAGTTGGGTTAGGAGTTACAGATAGGTCGCCCAATTCCATTGCTACTGCAACAGATTGTGGAGCCATAACTACACATTTTCTCAATGTAGTACCTTCAGGTAAGATTGGATTTGAAGCAGTAATAGTTGCGTCTGAACCTGCAAATAATACTTGTTTAAATCTCAATTTGTCAGCTGTTTCTTTGTAGTCTGAGCTGATAAATTCAATTTCACCCATTAAGTCTGTGTCTTCTGAACCAGAAATAGCTATAACAGAACCTTCAAAATCAGAATAATCTAAATCATTATTGATAAAGTTTTGTCTAATTTCTAGGTATTTTTCATAAGTAAATCCTGATGAAGCGTCAACTGTTACAACACCGTCTGATGTAGCTGAAAGTTCTGTTGGAGTTGCATCAGATGCACCTACTTTTACAGTTCCAGTTACAGCATTGACGATAACTCTGTCCATTACTCTTTCTTTTGCATTGTTTAATTGCATGATTAAGTCTGAACGAGGGTCAGCTATAAGTTCGTTGATGTCATCTTTTGCGTCTACTACGATAGTTTTTGTATATCTAGTTTTTGAAAATTGACGATTGTCTAAAGAATAGTCTTCGTATACTTTGTCTGGATTTCTTCCAGATACAGCAGTTAATTCCATTCTTCCGATTCTTGCAAAGTTATGTGTTGCACCTTCAGATGCCATAAACATTGCTACGCCTGCACCAACAAGTCTTGATTTAGTTTGTTGAGCTAACGCATAAAAATTGTCCTTAAATAATTGTAGTTGACCTTGGTCAATACTAGGACTATATGTTTGTGAAGTCATTTTTTTATAATCTCCGTTAAATTATATTATTGTTAACGGCATATTATCCCTTGCGGGGTATCCTAATGTTTTAAAGTACATTTAGACTTGTTCTGTAATAGACTTTAAAAAGTTACCTATCACATTTTTAGTATAAAACATTAGAATTTATTTGTCAATAAAAAAAGAGCTGGAATTAACCAGCCCTTATTTATAACTATTATTTGCCTTACTTATCAAAAACTCTTTCTGCAAGTTTATCATAACCAATATTAGGATTAAATTTAATTCCTTTTGCCTTAGCAACGTTCTTTAAATCTTCTAATGAATATTCTTTTGCTTCTTCTGAATCAGATTCAGCAATAGTAACACCATATTTAGCTAATTCGTCTTTAAGCTCTGGTTTAGGTTCTGATTTTGCTTCGTCTGTTATAGAGGGTTTTAAAACAGGCATTTCTTGAAGTCTTAGTTCCATAACCTTTTCTACTTTTTCAATAGGAACATTTTTAATTTTAAACAAGTATTCTTTTATACAAGCAATTCTTTGCTCTCTAATGCCGCCTGTTTTATATAAAGGTAGTTTCAAACCAAAGATAGTAGCCATATCTTGGATATCTTCATAAGACATTTCTTTTATATCTTTGCCAATACATTCAAATTTATGTTCTACTTCTTCATAACCATCTAAATAACAAGTTCTTACCTTTGTCGGTCTTTCCTTGTTTGCGGATAATATCCATTGTACTGCATATCTGTTTTTCAATACTTGTTCTGCTCTTCCTTCATCACAAAATGGAATCACACCGACAACTTCATAATCCTTAGGTTGGTCATTTCTTCCCATTTTATATGTTCCGCTAATATTGCATTTTAATGCTTTCATCTTATTTTACTCCTTTATAGGTTGCGCTTAATTCGTTTAGAACCTTGTTATATTCGCCTTTTTCGTGAGGTCTAGTCTTAATCTGTCCTAGTTTATCCCTTAAAGCATTTCTCTTTTCGCCTAACTGTGTTTCAGTCATAGCCATCTTATCAGATGCGTTGATTAATGAATTGCCTTCATTTGCACCGTGCTTTTTTAATGTTTGATATTGAGCTTGATAAAATAATTCTAAAAACTGATTAGGAACAGTATCGACCATTTGTTTCTGTTCGTCGCTTAATACCTCTCTTAAATTGCTTTTTACACTTTCTAATCCTTGTTCGTCTCCTGCAAATACTTTTTTCACTATAGAGTCAAGCCCTTCTTGTGAATACATCTCTACTTTCTGATTCTCTACATATTCATTGTGTTTAGATAAAATGCTTTGAGCTTGTTGTTTTGTTATGCCATTCTCGTGAAAAGCATTCCCATAAACATCAAGTTCTTGCTCACTTAATCCCTCTAAACCGTAGCCTTCTACATTTTCAGGTCTTAATTTACTATAGTATTCCGTTAGTTCTTCGGGTGTTGATTCTTCTGTTGGCACTCCTATTGTCTTTTTCCCTATTAAGGACTGTGCGTTTGCGTGATTTTCCCACAAACTGTCAATTGATTTAATATTACTTGCCCATTTCTGTTCTTGATATTGTTCTGGGATATTAAATGTATTGCCTTCAGAAGCTGGGGCTGTTTCAGCCGCTATAGAATCTCTTTGTCCTATGTTTGCAGATGTTTCAGTCGCAGTTGTAGTCGCTTGTCCTACTTCACTAGATACATTTTCAGTCATTCTCAATTTCCTTTCTTTGAGTTTTTGTTAAGTAAGGTCTAATTAATTCTAAATAAACCTGTTTTTTACCACGCATCATTAACATATCAGCGTGATTTTGACTTTCCTTAAACTCGAATAAACCAATATAGTTTACTAAAGTCTTTAGAAAGTAATTTCCGAATTCACTTCCCGCCATTCCCTTCAAAGCCTTAGAATAGTCTTCCTTTAGCTTTTCGTTCTGGTCAAAAAATTCCTTTTTGTTGTTTTTCTTATCTAATATCTTATCAATTATATTTTCAACATTATCCGACATTTGAAGCCTCCTTATTATTTTTGTTTGCCTTTGAAGTCTTTTCTTCTATTTCAGCACCAGCTTGTCCTGCTTGCATAGCCATCATTTGCTGTTGCATTTGTTGTTGCATTGCTTTATCTTTATTGAATTTTACTTCGCCAACCATAATAGGATCATTTAATCCTAAGTTGTTAAACATACCTTCAAGCCATTTATACATATCTGTACTAGCTACCATTGCCTGGTCGAATGTTGATGCTATTTGTAAAGCATTAGCAAATTGCATTAATCTTTCTATGTATTGAGTTCTTGTTAAGTTTTCTAATTCGTTATTAAACTCTATTTCATACCAAGGCTTACCAGATTCAACCACTTGTGTTACAGCATTAGGAATAATCCTTTGTGGAGCTCTTTGTTTAATGTCGTAAGCTCTTTCTTCTTTCGGATCAATTCCTAATTCGCCTAAATCCCATAATATATTTACACTTCTTTTACATAAAGGTAATAATAATTCGTTCTTTTGTTGCATTAGCAATCCACTTAATGACTTGCCTCTAATAGCATATCTTTGTAAGCTTTCGGTTGCTGTCATTTCTTTTTCACTATTATAGTCAAGCAAAGCATCTACTTTAGAAGCTGTTGTTATACTCTCTTTTAAATATGGGACTAAGAATTGGATTACTCCAGATGGATCACCTGTGTCATATAATTGCCACATAGGTTGTTGTCCATTATTTAAAGATGGATTGAATACAGTTAATCCTCTTGAGGATGTATCTACTACATTATCTCCACCGATAGAACCGTCCCACATCCCCATAGCAGGGTCTGACATTTTTTCTAATATTTCAATAGTATTACCTAAGATAAAGTTTAATGCTCTTATAGAAGAGATTAATAATGTTGCACTAGAACGACCGTAAACTTCTCCTCTTATTTTGATAGACCTTGCTACATTAATTGGTAAATCTTTATAGTCGTCTTCTGCAAATATGTTTTCTTTGTTATCTTCTAAAAACCAAACGCCTTTATATCTTGTACCTTTTTTACCCTGTAATTTAGGATTGAAATCATTTCTTGGAAATAATGCACATATTAAAGGAAATTCCTTTTGCGCATTGCTATTCCATGCGTCTTTAACTTCTTTTGGTAATAATGATATCTTTTTATCAGACATTACACCAGTATCAAAACAAAACTCATTAACTATTTTTGTAGCAGTCCAGTTATACTTTACATATACATAATCTACTAATCCACTTGAGCCTTCTGATATCGCAATGTTGTCCACCCCATAATCTCTAAAGATTAATGCGTTTTCGTCTATACCTTTTTTAAACGCTTGATTTGGAAACGAACCAATTCCAGCCGTTCCAAACGCACCGGTTGAATATGAATATCTTTGCAAAGAGCCACTTAATCCGGCTCTTTCGTGATTCATATGATATAAAGATTGATTAGTAGCATAGTCATAAAATTCTTGGACGCTACCTTCATCAATTAATTCTGTTACGTATCTACTAGGCTTTAGTTTAAATGCGTTTTGTCCTGTTCCCCACATAATACCAACTAGATAATCTCCAAATTGGTTTATAGAGATAGCACTTGTTGGGTCTTCTACAAATTCGTCTAATTGCTTGCTTCCCTGTGCTGTCTCTGTTGATTCAAAATAATTTATATCGAATGTAATGCCTGTATATCTTGAAATAGTACTCCATAACGCAGTATATTCACTTCTTTTTGCCTTAGCATTATTAAATCTTTCGATAATACCGCTGTATTCCTTGTCCATACTAATTTCCTAACAATGTTTCTCTTTGTTTTACATCCTGTACTTCTTCTCCTAAAACACCGCCCTCTGTTTCCAATAAAGCAGCTCTTTTTTGAGCTAGACTTCTTTCTTGTCCTGCTAATTCTGCAGGTGCTGTTGATTGAACTTTTGGTGAACTAAACATACTTCCCATAATTGATTTTCCTTTCAAGTTGTTTCGGGGTTAAACAAAACCCCTTTATTCCTAACATGCTAGAACAAAACTGTGAACATGTCAAGATAAAGCGATATTTCCCAATTTTAATAGGGATATCATAATAATAATATTTATCTTCTTCTGTTAGCTCTGTAATATATATGCCATTAAACGTGTATTCTAACTTAAATAGCTTTTTATCTGCTTTAATAACAATAAAGCAATGTCTAGGGTTTGATATAAACCAATCCCACCATCCTTCACGCTTTTTGTTTTCAAATGCTATTATCATTTTCTTCTTCCACTTACTCTTTTTATTGTTCTTCTTGCCATTACATCGGTTGTTTCGGTTTTACCTAAGTAATGAATTGCTCCATATAACCCCATACATAATGAATCTGTTTCGTCCGGACTATGAAATCCATCCTTTTTCATTTCTTGTTTGCTTTGTATTAATCTTCTTCCGCTGGAATGATACTTAAATCTTATACCCTCCATCTGAGGTATTATGCTTTCAAACTTCCTATCTAACATTAAATAGTTTTTATCTACCCAATTCTTTAATTCATAATATGCCTCTGCTCTTGTGTTTGCATAAGTATAACTATCATAAGCCTTACTTGCTCCATCAAATGAATAAATAGGAAGCCCTAACTTGCTTAAACTAGCCCATACAACATAACCCATTCCTCCAATATCAATTACACTTACTTCTGGTTGATATTCTCCTATTATGCTTAATATTTTACCTTTTGATATATCAGGGTCAGGAGAACTCCAGGTTATTTGATCTATAATTTTCCAATGAACAGGAGATTTTCTTTCTAATACTGTAGCAGCGCACAAATCATTGCCTTGTGCTGCATAATCAAATCCTATTACTCTTTGTATTTTTAAGACATCCCCGTGAGGTTGATTGGTTAGCATCTCATCTAATTTCTTAACATTAAAGAGATAATCGTCCGTTTGGTCTAATGGTTCGCCTAGCCAAATATGGTCATATTCTCTTTCGTCTCTTGCTTTGCATTTTAAAGCTTCGTCTATAAGTATCTGTGGACAAGAAGGATTTTCGTCATAATTAAGGTGTATATGTAAACAATCAGGGTCATCAGCAAATCTTTTATAAACCGCATCGTGCCTTGTCTTTCTATTCATAGAAAATATAACTATTGCGTCGTCTTTACGAACAGTTGGCATAATAATATTTAAGGTTTCTTGTGTTAATTGTTCGGCTTCATCTACCCACAACACGTCAACATCGTCTAAACCCTTGATATTTGCTCTGCCTTGTTCTTTAAACCCCTTAAATATGAATCTAGTTCCATTGTCATTTTCTAAATAGCTTTTTTGCACTTTATAAGATAAATTGTATTGCCCTATTACTCTTGACAATGTTCCGTGAACAGAATCTTCAATAGTTGCTTGCGTTTCCCTACCGCACACAACCTTTAATGTGTTCTTACTTCCCCAAAATAACGTTGCTCTTGCTAAAAATTCAGTCTTGCCACCACCACGACCACCAGTTAATAAAATAATCTTATATCTATTTATATCAGTCAATACAGGCAAAAGCTTTTCAGGCGTTCCCTCGAACATTGCAGGTATTTTTAATGTTATTTTATCCATTATTGTCTATAATCTCATCTATACATTTCTTTATCTGCCATTCGAATATGTCATTGCTTGTCATTGGAATGGTTTGGTCAGGTCTTTTATCCACAAATCTCTTAGCGTATTTTTGTTTATTAATAACAACCTCTACATCTGTATGTGCAAAACTTTCTTTAATCTTTACTAAATTACCGCGATGTCTAAACTGTTTCTTGTTCATTAGATTTTCCCATTTTAATCTTTTGCTTCTTACCGTTTATTTCTATCGATGGCATTGTAATAGTTTCGCCCTTGCTTGTAATATCGCTTTTGTTTATTTCAAATCCTCTTAACTTAGCCTCGTGTTTTAAACAATCTAATGCGATTCTATCATCTTCCCCTATATTAGCAAGTTTAATTCTTTCAATATCTTCTAAAATGTTTTGTAATGTTCTTTGTGCTTTTTCTATTACAGGCTTACGCAATTCTTCGACGCGAGCCCTTATCTTGCCGTTTTCAAACATCTCTGCTGCTCTTCTGTAAACTGTTGCTCTTTTTGTTGTTGCCCCTACATTATAGCATTTAAGATAAGCTTCGTTCTGAGGAATTCCTTTTACTATCTCTTGACAGAATCTCTCTTGCTTACTTGTCAACATAGATTCCCTCGTTTCATAGGCTCAATTGGTTTGTTTAGCTTGTCGCTTATTTTATTTTCAGCCTTTTTAACCCAGTTTCTCATTTCTTCTCCGGTATCAAACTCATAGCAACCACACCCTGACATACAAGCAAAATACTTTCTCTTAGGTGCTATTGAACCATTTTTATTGTAATTCATCGAGTGTTTCATACTATTCGCCTTTTCTCTTTAGCATTACACCTTGTTTTCTTAGTATTAAGTCATATCCAAAGTTTGATAACACCCTTTTATATATATAACCCGATGAGCTTCTTTGTGTTTTAGATAGCTTACCGATAGCCTTAACGGTTTCCATCGCTCCTGCAAATAGCATTGTATCTCTTTTTAATAACTTGTTATATCTTTTAGCACTTATTATTTTAAATGGTAATTTCATCTTGTTCTCCTAATGTTTCTAAAAAATCTTTGCAAATACAATATCTTTCATAGCTAGCGTTCTTTAATACATCCAATGTTCTTGTTTCTACATTGTTTTTTTCATCGCATATTAAATCTGATTCTAATATCCTTATATAATCTTCTGATATTTTTTTATTTTTTATATATCCTAGCTTTTCAGCAAGATATTTTCTATCGTCTTTAACGGTGCTTTTTACAATATCTTTTGCAAATTGTATTAATTTTTCGTTTGTCATTATATCTCCTTTATAAAAAGCGGGCGGATTAGCAAAATAAAAAGAGTGTAGTTGCCCGCTTACTGTTATTATATACGCTTTATTCTATTTGTCAAGTAAATTATAGACACATCGCTAAGATGTCATAAATCTTTTTACGCCATAACTCTTTGTTTTTATTGCTTTCTTGTTTGTTTATGCAAATCAGGGTTGACAATTCATTTCTTTATGTTATACTGCTATTAGTTAATAAAAATAGGAGATTTAAAAAATGACTAAACAAGAATTTAATGAAGCTTTTGAAAAAGCACAAGCCATATTA